CACGAGCCTGTTGAGTAGTTGTAGCAGTAGCTAGTTCTATTCTCATAGCTACAATGTCTTGGCTGTCTACTTCTTCTACTTTACCCTGAAAGAAGGCTTGGTTTTTACTGTGATATGAGATTAGCTCTGGAAAGTAAACTCTAGCTTCTTCTAATTGCTTAGGTGTAAGGATATCCTCTAGTGGAGCTTCAGCGTTCTCTTGTAGCTTCTGTTGGATAATATTCTGTACGCTATCTGTTACTAGTGTTTTTGTTTGAGTATACAGTTTATACTCTTGATCCTGTTCCTTTAATCTCTTAGCCTCAATAGAAGCCCTAGCTTTACCAATAGCCATCTGAGCTTCCTGCGTATTACCCAAGAAACTACCCTTAGTGGTTTCAATACCATAGGCTAGGTTTAGTACAGAGTTACGCTCAGAGTAACTTAGATCAGGGTCTTCTGTAGCATATGCAATAATAGTATCTAGGGTAATAGTGTTAGCTGTTTTATTACTAAAGTTGTACCCAAGCTTACTATCATTCTGGCTCATTTTAATGTGAGAGGCAAACCCCTGTGCATCTAGACTACCTGCTATTACTGCGTCAATCTTGGAAGAGATGTCTACTTTAAAATTACTAGTCTGATTTTCTACTAAATTCTTGACAGCAGCAGCTTGGTGGGCTGAGTCTATGTTCGATGTATATGTACGGAACATATCAGAGAAGCCAGTGACAACCCCTGTTTGGCTGAAGAGGTCTTTGTTGTCTATAACAAACCTAGCTCTTTGAGCTTCTTCCCAAGTATTAAAGGCTGTAGCATCATCACTCTCACCAAGACCTGATGTAGCATACCCCTGCTTTAGTGCTGCTCCGTACTGACGAGCTAGGCGTTTACCCATATGCTCACCAGCTAGAACCTGTGAGGGAGCCATGAAGTCTTGGTATTTACCTGATGTAAAGTCTTGCACAAAACCATCAGGGTCTGATAGAAAAGCCTTATCAATAACTGTAGCTTCTTGGGCTGCTTTAACCTTACGGTTGGACTCTGCCATTTTACCAAGGGCAGGGCTAATAGTAGAGAGAGCATCTAGCAGTGCTGATGCCCCTTCTTTCTTAGCTGGTGGACGATAAGATACAAAGGTATCTACAGGTCTGGCTACAGGTTGATTAGACGTAATCGTCTGCATCCCTGCTACCTGACTTCTTTTAGATGGTGTAGCCATTTGTATCTCCTGTTAAACGAAGGATTTAGTAGTTAAATCTGACCATGTAGTACCACCGCCAATAGATGCGTAATTACCAAAGGCACTAGAAGCACCCTTAATCATGTAAGAACCTAGGCTTGGCTTAGCTGGGTCTACAATACTTGCTAAGCGTCCCTCAAGCTGTGCTTGGATGCCCAAGGCATCTACATTAGCCTGTTGGTTTACATAGCTTGCCTGAGTAGAAATCTTTGAGGCATTACGCAGTCTATCAGCCACCCTATCAGATAGAGCCATGTGAATAGACCGTCCAATAATGTTGTCTTCACCTGCTGCTGTCTTAAACGACTCAGCATTTTCAATACCCTTAATTAAGTTGTCAAACTTTTCGTCTGCTAGTTTAGCTTGTTCTTGTTCGTTTCTTAACTGTGTCTGACTTATCTGTAAGTCTCTTGATCTAATAGCACTAACACGTGATCTATTATTAGCGTCTACCGCTGCTACATAGTTCTCGTTAGCCTCGTTGTATTCCATTACGGAACCCGCCATGCTTAACGCTGCGGAAGCTGCTGCTGGGCCACACATTATTTAATCCTCACAAATTCATAAAAGGGAGCTTTACCTACTCCGTATTCTAGCTCACGTAGAAAACTAAAGCCTAAAAACTTTAACCAGTTAATAGCTAGTTTGTTCTCTACGTGAACATAGTTTACGAGTATATTTCTCTTATTGTTAGCTTCAACTACCCAGTCACGACTACCTCGTAAGAACTGAATATAATACTTGTCCAGCTTACCTGTAGTAAGCATCCAAGGACTGCCCATGAACTCATCCATGAAACTAAGACCAAACATTCCCAGTAGTTCTCCACTAGGAGAGACAATAGTATTAGCCTCATGAGACTCCCTACAAGCCCTCTGTAGGGCTTCTAAGGGTTCTAGGCCATCAGACAACATGATCTCTGTTGCGTCAGCCTCACACATCTTAGGGGCTATAATAGGTATGTCTTCTTCTCTGTAGGGTCTGTAGTGACCTTTCATGTTACATCCTTCTTGATCTCAAGACAAATTCAGACTCTAGTTCAGCACTCTGGAACTCACATGGTAGGAAGCTGTCACTCGTAATTTTAATCTGAGCGTTCTTAGCATTGGCTTGAACACCAAAGCTGTAACTTCCTGAGTCTAGGGGAATAGTACCCAGCACGTTTGTACCAGCACCAATAACCCTACCTGTGAAGGCACGAGTGTATGACTTGCGTACGGCTACAGGTAGTGTCTTATGAGGGATTACTGTTACCTCAAAGTAACCTGTATCTGAATAAACGACAGCCATAGATTTAATCTGTAATCGCCCTGTTGTAATTGAGGTGTTGTCACTTTTCATTAGCTGTTCTGAAAACTCATAAAGAAAAGTATAGGGAACTCCTGCATATACTACACCACCAGTACCCTGATAAGTCAGGGCAGCAGCAGCCGTTACAATAGAACCTGCATCTGTGACATACTGGAGAGTGGGGTCAGTATAAGGAACTGTGTCAGTACCTGTTAGACGCACCCGCCTGTCTAGTAGAATAGGGAAAGCAGCATCATCCAAAGCATCATCTAGAGATAGGTTTATTCTCTCTAGGGCAACTTTAGAACCATACTGAATAACCATAAAAATATCTGACTTATCAAACTCTACACCCAGTACGTTACCACTAAATTTCCACTTAGACCATGCAGATTGAAGCTTCTCTCTGCCTGACCAAAAGTACTTATAAGGGTATATAACTGTGCGGTCTTCGTCTGTTAGTACTAGTAGCATATCCTCGTTAGATGCTGCTGCCATTCCAATAGCAGTACCCTGTAGGTACTCTGGAACGTGTGCAGTGATTTCATTAGCATCATTAGTCTCAGTCTCTGCATCTACAAAGTACTCACGGATACCAGCAAAGGAGCCTTTGGTTGTGGGAAAGTATACATACTTACCAGCACCAACAGGTTTAGCCTCTAGGCTGGCCTCAAAGCGTGTAGTCACATCAATGGATACAGTCTCTGGTGTAAGTACCTGCACAGCAGATAGTTTAAACTGAGAGTAGTCTGAGAATAGGAGGAGGGTTTCGTTAAATGGTACAGCGTGTCTTAGGATAGACACTTGGTTGTTAGAGACTGCGACATCAATAGGTGCGCTATCTACAAGCGTTAGGACTGTCTTAGAAAAGAAATTAAAGTATTCTCCAGCCTCACTGAAGATAACATTCTCATCTGCTAGTAACCCCAACCTGTTTCTGTGAAAGAATACATCGTTAATAGTATTATCTAGAAAGGATGGGAATGGGTTAGTTAAGTCATTACCTACTTCTCTGTCAGCATAGTCCGCTTCATCAAACGTGTAGGATGTACCATCATATATTAGAGTATGCGGCATAGTTGCTGCATCTAGTTCAATATCAATGTTAGGCTCTACAGTTTCTTTCCAGACACCTAAGCCATTCGTGACATTCTTCTGATACCTGACATAGTAGTCATCCTGACCCTTCTGGTTATCACCTGAAACTAGGATAACAAAACCAACAGGGGCTTCTGTAGGTAGCTTCTTAAAGTCTGGGGTCTCACCCTTGAAGGCTCTTAGGTGTTCACCACCCCTACTGTCAGTGACTTCAATATCAAACTGGTCACTAGCAGTAGCACCAATAATATGGATTACGTTACCATACTGTACAAAGCTGATGCCGGAGATAGAGATAGGAGAACCAGTACCAGAGCCATAGTAAGTAGAGTTTACTGTCTGGTCAAATCTTAGGTTGGTTGCAATCCTGTCTGTCTGGATAGACTTCTCTGCTAGTGCTGCATTAGGAGTAGTATCCTGTGTAGAAGCCATCGTTGTAATTTCACGAGTGTACACCGTACCACCCTTGGTAATCTTAAAGGTGTAGGTAACACTATAGTCAGCCTTGGCTACGTACAGGAGAGCCTCTGGAGTACGTGAGGTTGACTTGGTGTTTGTCTTAGCAACCACCTTGGTCTTATTAACTAGGAAGGTATAGTCAGCCACTGTGGTAGCTGTAAGCTGCTGTCTGGGGTTTGTTAACCCTGATAAATAACTAGCCCCATTGTTAGTGATACTCTTAACAGTTCCTGTACTATCTGTGATAGTCATGGTTCCGTCTTTTTCGATCATTAAAAAGTGAAGGCTGTTATCTGAATTTCGTATAGGGTGAAAGAAGGCGTTAGCCATGTCTACTTCTTTTTGTGCAGACAACCCTGTTATGAAAAAATCTTTATGTTCTGTTGGCGGTCTTTTCTTCAGACCTTCTGAAACGCTAGACAGTCCATTCTCTTGGGCTTCGGATTGTGTCACCAAACGGACTGAAGGCGGCTGTTGAGATACGCCGTTGATTAGGTTTGGAATGGATGTGCTAACGAGTGCCATTAGGTTCTAATCCTCTGTGATGCAACTCTGTCAATAATGCTATAGGTGTCGTAGTTATTAAAGATACTAAAGTCCTGACCTTCTGCCTCCATATCACGGAGTTCTAGTAAGGCACGAGTTTCATCTTCTTGGTTAAAGCCATGTAGTGTGGCTGAACCTACGACACGATCTAGAAATATTCTAGCAGCCCTGATGGTAATATACCGTTTAGCTACTTCTGGAATATCCTCAAAATTTAGCAATACAACTAAGTCTAGGGTTACTGCCTGTGTAATATTGTACGTACTAGTTACCCTGTTGTACATCTTAAGACCACGTTGAATTAGGTCTGGGTTAGATGTGTTCTGTGTGGTATCTGCACGTAGTATATCAGCAGGTAGAACAATATTATTATTAGAGTCAGGGTTAAATGTTACATTCAACTCTCTGTTAAAATGAAACCCCTGTCCCTGCACCTCACGGTTTACAGACTCAAGGATAGTTTCGGCAATATCAGCTTCAACCAAGCCAGAGTTTAACTGTGTAACTGGGGCTTCGCCAATAGCTGAGAGCATTGTATTGATTGCTTCTAGCTTGGTTGTTGGTGCCATAACGGTCTCCGTTTAAAATTCTTGTAGATCACCACTTAACTTTGTGTGACCAATACTTAGCAGAAAGCTTTGATGTTGGCTTTCCCTGTGCGTTATGTCTTGCATAGTAAGACTTTTTACGCGCTTTATCTTTTGCTGATGTAGGGTTTTTACCTGCACCCTTGACACCCTGCTGCCCAAAGCGGATGAGCTTAATGGTCTTGCCTTCTTTAGCTAGTACCGCATGGGACTTTGTAGGGTGTTTAGGTGTACGCTTAGGTTTATTGTACCCTGCAAAAGTTTCTCCACGGTACGTTATAGCCATTAGTTATTCTTCTTATACTTTTTCATACGTTCTTTAAGAGATGATTTTTCTTGTTTTTGCTGTGCAGGAGAAGTACCAAGACCACCCTTGTCTGAACGTGTTTTCATAGCTGCAAGCTTTCTACGGCGCATTTCTGCTGCCTGTGCGCGGCGTTGTTGCTCTTCTTTAGCCTTCTGCATAGCTTCCTGCATATAAGCTGATTTCATATCAACATCACCACGAGTAGCACCTGTCTGTTTATTGGTAGATGTTTGTGGCTTGCTCTTAGGCAGAGGCATTTTCTTCTTCTTCTTAGTGTATTTATTTTTATCAAACTCTGACATTTATATCTCCAAAGAAAAAAGGGAGTAGCTGTTAAGCCACCCCCTTCTCTTAATTACACTTCAAGCAGTGCGATAGCAGCAGCAGGACGCAGGACGTTATGCCCCATTGCGTATTTTGCCACCATCAGTGTGCCTTGACGGTTAATTTGATACTCAGACTCTACGCCCAAGTCCATCAACTTAACAGTAGCAACTGCATCTTGTGTCATGACCAGACCACGTGTCTTAGCAGCAATGTCAACAAGGTTAACACCATCTGTAGTTACGTTGGTGATGTCGTATGCAGTTGTACGGCCTGAACCAGCAGTGTTAGCCAGTGGGCGTTGACCCTTTGACTGACCCTTGTTAGCACCAGCAGTCTCAATGAGGTCTGCGGTCACAAGGTGGTTAGACATATACACAGGCATACCAGCAATCATTGGTACAGTCGCAGAAGCGATTGAACCATTGCCACCGAAATCACGGTTCATGTATGTCAGCTTTGAGCCATCAGTTACATCCATCAGTGCATAGTACTGTGCTGGTGGAAGAACTACGAAAGCTCCATCAGATGTTACAGACTTGACATCAAACTCTTTCTTCGCATCAAAGATAGCCTTAGCCAACTTTGCTGGGTCAAGAGAGTCAGCAGTAGCTGTACCAATGTTGACGTTAGCTGTGAAATCCTCTTCAGCAAATGCTGAGTAGTTCTGGATCAGAGCAGCACCACGAGTAGCATTGGTAGCAAGCGCAGCTTTCAGAGCCTGACGGAGAATGTTCTTGTCAGCTTCTTTAGCAAGTGCAATACCAGCTTCTTTAGAGTAGATGCTACGTACATCGTAGTGGTTGATGGCTTCATCAATAGAGGCAATGAACTGGCTTGAGATAAGCAAGTCGTCAATTGTGACGATACGCTCACCCGCACGAATAGCCCCACCTGTGATTTCGTTGCCAGGGGTCAGGTATTCAGCAGTTGCACGGCCTGTCATTGGGAATGAAGCAGACTTGCCTTTTGAGATGGAGCGAGTACGCACCAAAGGCATCATGATATTCTTTTCTTCAAAAGCTGTCAGGACTTCTCCTGCATACAGCTTTAGAAACAGGTCACGTACGTCACCTGTAAGGTTATTTTGGCCTTGGAAGCTTACGCTATAGGCCGGATTTGAAGCAGCTTGTGCCATTTGTAATTACTCCTTAGTGAGTATAATGTTGAGTTAAAGTACACTCTGCATTACACTACATCCTTTCTCCAAGATTGTCCCTCGCAAGGGGTCAGGGGTAATCGTTTGTTATGTTAGCTTCGTGTTAGGGATGTGATCCCTTCTAGGTACACCTAAATGTAACTAGAAGGAAGGAGGACATAATCCTCCAACCCCCATAGAGACAGTTTAAAATACCGAACTGCGAGATAGCTTAGCAGCTACTTGCTGTCGGTAGGCAGGGTCTTTGTCGTATCTGGGGTCACGCATAGCCGCAGTCAGTTCAGCAGCACTCTCAAATTTCCCACCCGATACAGGTGCATTGTTGCCTTGGATAAGCCTAGGCTCAGTACCTACTTCGGAACGATAACGAGCAACCAGCCCCTGAACAGCAAAGCGTACAGAGGATGGGTCTCCTGAGTCAATGGTTCTATTAAACGTATTGACTTCATTAGGCTGTAGGTTTTCAGATGCCCAAGACATCATGTCCTGATAACCTTCTTCTCCTCCAGCTAATTCAAACATCTCATTATTCATGGATGAAGCTAGTGCCTCCTGCCCTTGGATGTAACTATCCACTAGGGTACGAGGGAAACCAGCCTCCTCCAAAGCCTCATAAGCGTCAGGTGTTAGTTCACCTAGCTCATTATATTCTGATGCTAATACATCAAAGTCCAACCCAGCAGCCCCTAGTACTTCAGAGACTTCCTCATTATCAGGAAGCTCCTGTACCTCATTAGGGTCTACATCTTCTATTTCAGCATCGTCATAGTCGTCACTGTCATTGGGTTGTCCTAACTTAGACTCCAGTGCATTATATGCTTGAGCCATATCCTCTACGGATTTAAACTTTGCGGGTAGCCAGTCAGGACGATCTGGGTTGTTATTCTTCTCTAACTGCTCAGCCTTCTCTAGCATGGCTAGGGTGTGGTCAGCAGGTTCTGCATTAGTCTGTTCTTCGTTATAAGTATTT